AAAAACAACGAAGCCAAACTTCTCAAATTTCTCAAGAATGACACTAAACCAAATAATAGCAAAGATTCAAACGGCAGCCGAAAGCCATAAGATGGTTCACAAGTTTGGCGTTGGTCAGCAGTCAAATTTGACGGTTGAGAATGTTGAGTATTATCCGCTTGTTTGGTTGTATCCTGATGGGTTTAATTTGTCAACCACTGGCAACTTGATGACATACAACTTTGCTCTGCTTGTGATGGATCGTGTGTTTGAGAGTGAATCAAATGTCATTGAGGTACTTTCGGACACCGCACAAATCATTGCAGATGTATTTGCTTTGATTGATGACAACACCCAAGATGACGAGGACTTTGAATTGGTAGTGACTTCCAACGCTTCACCTTTCTACGATGCCAAAACCGACATTCTTTCAGGATATGCAATCAACTTCCAAGTCAACACTCCTTATCTATTTAATACTTGCGTTGTTCCTGTGTAGCGTGGTTGTGGCTTTCTTCAATTTAGAAAGACCAGTCCGCATTGAACGACCGATAAATGTAGAGATGCACGAGAGAATCGTGGAGAGGGAGAAACTTGTAAGAGACACGCTCATCAAACGAATCAACTCATTTGATACTATCTACCTTGACACCTTCAAACCTTCAGCAGAGGGGTTAAAAAAGGCGATAGGATTACACATCCACTTGGACACCATATGAAAAAAAACAATGTAGTGCGAATTGAAAAGGGATGGGAGGAAACGAAAGTCCTTCTCATTTCGGATTTACATTGGGACAATCCCAAGTGTGACCGGGAGTTGTTGAAGAAGCATCTTGACGAAGCACTCAAAGGAAATCACGACATACTTATCAACGGAGATTTGTTTTGCTTGATGCAAGGTGCATACGATCCACGCAAATCCAAGAGCGACATCCGTCCTGAACACAATTCCGCAAACTACTTTGATGCCATCATAAACACCGCAGTTGATTGGTTTACACCTTACGCACATCTCATCAAGTTGGTTGCTTATGGCAATCACGAGACCGCCATCTTAAAACGCCAAGAGACGGACATCATTGAACGCTTTGTCACCTTGTTAAATTACAAGACAGGTTCGGACATTCAGGTGGGAGGATATGGTGGATGGATTCGCATCCAGTTTGACGATGGCTCAAGTACGCAGTCGTTCAAGATTAAGTATATGCACGGATTTGGAGGCGGTGGTGCGGTAACTCGTGGAACTATCCAGCACAACCGAATGAGCGTCAATGTAGAAGGTGCAGATGCGATTTGGATGGGACATGTTCACGAGGACTATGAGATGACCTACACGGTGGAAGAGTTGACCACTAAAGACACCGTGCAATTGAGGGACATCTTGATGATTAGAACTTCAGCATACAAAGAAGAATACGGAGACGGATCAAAAGGATGGCACATTGAAAGAGGTGCAAGTCCAAAACCAATTGGTGGTCGCTGGTTAATTCTCAAACCCTTCCGTGACAAGGCAACCACACGCAAGATTCACGCTTATACTCACAAGACATTATGATGAAAGTGCAAATCATACTGGAACAAAAGAACGACTCGTGGTTGGAATCCGTTGGGATTGAACCGGAGATTGTGCAAATCTTGGAGGATGGATTTGTAAATGAGCAACACATTGTCGCTGCTTGTGCGTTCTTTGAAAATACGCAACTATTTATGACAGGTGGACACATCATCGTGATTGAAGAGAGTTACTATACCTTTGTGAGACAATGGATGCAATTAACCCAACACACTACAAGCAAGGGGATATAGAGTGCATTGATGCAATTGAGTCAGCAACCATCAGGAAGAAGGGACTCATTGCCGTCTGCACCGCAAATGTGATTAAGTACCTTTGGAGATGCGAAGATAAGAATGGTCTTGAAGATTTGTACAAGGCGAAGTGGTATCTTGACAAGCTGATTGCAGAGAAAGAAAAACAAACGAAGAAAAACGCTACTTTGTAAGATGAGATTCTTGTTGATTCTGCTCCTTCCGTTGACCAGTTATGGACAAGTCCTTGTTGATACAAATACCATCAAACAAGCCAACCATTATTTGGTGAAGGGTGCGATTGCAAGAGAACAAGTCACGCTTCTTCGTAAGATTGTGACATCGGATTCCATCATAATTGCCGAACAAGATAGCATCATTGTCAAGGTGCGAATCAACAACGCATATCTGCGAGAGAAGAACAATGCCCTTGTGAGCGAAAATAAAGCCATCTCACGCACTTTGTCGCTATTCAAGAACATCAGTATAGGTTTATCAGTTTTAATGCTTGTAGGATGGCTGAAATAGATTTAAGCAAATTAGGCGATGCACTTGACACCTTTCTTGGTGAAGGTGGAAACGATGACTTGTTAAATCAAATTATTGAGAATTGGTGGAATCAAAGGGTTTATCCTGAAATCGCTCGTTCAATGGACGAGAAAAAGATAAACGCTTCATCCGCTTTGAAGCAATCGTTCGTGCCGGGAGAGATTGTCAAGTCCCCCACATCCATCAACACCATCCTTCTTGCTGAAGATTATTGGGAGTTTGTGGAATACGGAAGGAAGCCAACGAGGAATGGTCACATTGAAGGCACTGCGTATCTATGGCAGTCCATACAGGAATGGATCGCCTACAAAGGAATCAAGCCAACAAACCCGAATATGTCTTATGAGTCACTTGCCAAAGCGATTGCTCGTAAGATTCACCGAAGGGGAACAAAAGCAACGCACTTCTTGTCGGATGCGTTCACGGAATCACTACAAATGGAGTTAGTCAACGAGTTGAATGCTCGTCTTGGTGACTTGATTTTTGCGGTGGAAGTGAAAAGTTAATTCACAAAAAGAAAAAAATACTTGCACAATTAGAAAGTTTACTTTACTTTTGCTCTCGTTATGGATTACACGAAAGCAATTGAAGAGATTAAAATGAAACGCAGACAAGGGCTATTGCAGTCCGTTGCTCGTAAAGCTGGGGTATCTCTCCCAACGGTTCGCAAGTATTTAATTGAGGGGAACATCGTTTCTCCCAAAGCAAAGTCAGTCATTGAGATTGCATTGAAGGAGGTGAACAATGCTTGAGGCAACAATCAATGGATGGATTCTCACCATCGGTGGGGATAGGTATGTCTATACCGACAAGCAAGTAGATGACTATTTACTGAACCACCACTTTGATGAACTTGAGCCGTATATGCTGAAGCGTGATGTCTATTTCGGTGGATGCGTTGAGACCACTTTGGTCGGCATTGAATCGGAGCGGTTCTTTTATTTAGAACCCGACAAGTTCACGGTGTTATTTATGCTCGGACAAAAAACAAATTTCCTATGAATAAAAGCGAATCAATCAAGAACATCGCTGGTGCGTTGGTAAAATTCCAAGCATCGGTGAGCAAGGTAGCAAAGGAGTCAAACAACCCTTTCTTCAAGAAAAAGTATGCGTCATTGGCGAACATACTGGACACCATCCAAAAGCCATTGAGCGAATGTGGATTGGCAGTCAGTCAGTTTCCCGATGGTGACGCACTCACAACCATCATCCTACACTCCGAATCAGGTGAGTGGATGGAGTCATCCTACACGATGCCTGTGGCAAAGCAGAACGATCCCCAAGCGATGGGTTCTGCAATCACTTACGCTCGTAGGTATGCACTCGGTTCAATCTTAAACTTGAACATTGATGATGATGATGACGGTGAGAAAGCAATGGGAAGACAGATTCCAAAGAAAGATGAACTAACACCAAAGCATCCATCTTGGAACAAAGCCGTTGAGCATTTGAAGACAGGTGGATTGATGACAGACATCACAAGCAAGTTTGAGGTATCTCCGGTGAATATGAAACTTTTAATAGGTGAGAAATGAATAACACACATCCAGTTATTCACGCTTCTTTGAACGAAGAAGATTGGCAAAGGTTGAGAAGTTCACGCTTCACCGCTTCCGAAATCCACAAACTGATGGGGACTCCGAAATCAAAATCGGAGTTCCTTTCGGAGACGGCAAAGTCCTTTGTGTTTGAGAAAGCAGCGGAGTATCTCACAGGCAACCGCACGGAGATTTATGGTCGTGCTTTGGATTGGGGCAAGGAACACGAGAAAGAAGCTTTCCACTACTTCCAGCAACAAACCGATGACTTCTACACCTACTACGGAGCGGAGACATACACCTTCATCACTTATGGTCTTTGGGGTGGTTACTCTCCCGATGCACTTGGCGAGAAGCTCATTGAAATCAAATGTCCTTTTAATTCAGGCAACCACCTTCAAAACTTCTTCATCAAAAACAACGAGCAACTCAAGTCCAAACGGACGGAGTATTATTGGCAGATGCAGATGGGAATGATTGCAACCGGGTTGACCGAAGGGATTTTCGTTTCATACGATCCACGAATGCCCGATGGCAAGAAGGTCACAGGAACGCTCATCACTTTGGACGAGGACTCGCAAGAAATCATTGATGAGAAACTGACCTACGCTGGAGAACTATTTTTGTCAATCACAAAATAAATCGTCCATTAACAAAAAGATTTAGAAAATAAATTTGCATAAGTGAAAAATATGTTGTTTGTTTGAACTATGGCATTAGACATCATCTACCCAATCATCTTGACTCCCATCGCATTTGCGGTGGGCTACGGAATCCACGCATTCCGCAAGTCAATGAAGCAAGAACTTCCCGAAGCCAAACCATATGAGTTTGAGAGGGACGAGTACAATCCTGACTTTGACCAATTCAGTCAGGCAATTTTCAACCACAAATTCTACAAAGGAAAAGCAAAATGATAACAACAATACTATTTGGATTGACATTCGTCCTATTGGTGTACAAGGTGTATGCTGATGAAAAGAAGTCACAAAGTTACTTGGAAGAAATCTACCGTCTACATCGGATGAATACCGAATTAGAAGGTGAACTTTGGCAGAATCGCATTACTTTGCAAACTGCCACCAACCAATTGAACTTGGCAAAAATGGAACACGAGAAAACCAAGCAAGAGCTTGAGGACAAAGCGAGGACTTGGGAGAACCAGTATAACGCAATCAAGAATGAAGGCAATCGTCATTAAAGCAACAATCAACTTCATCACCAAGTGGCGTGTGTACTTTGCCGGTGAGTTACTCGCCACCTTTGAGAGTGAACAGGACGCACACGATTACGCAAAATTCATAAACGAACAATGAGCAACGATAAACAACAAACGGCAATAGGAATTGTAAACCATAAAATTGATAACTTAGAATGGGCATTTCAATTTAATAATGATGTACCAGTAATGATTGCTGAATACATTAATGGAAAAAGAGAAATGAACCT